TTCTGATTTTTCCATAGAATACTATAATAGTATGTTTACAAGTCAATAAAACTGTTATTTTATGTACAATTTTTTCGGAAGATTACCTGCCAGATTGTCCATCAGGATTTTCCAGCAGGCAGATTTTCCGTTGTTACTTTTCGTTATTTTCCGTCATGTACTTGTATCTTCTGTACATCTGATTCAAATGGTAAAGCCTTGACGCGTGCATTGTAACCGCGTCGATCTTCGTTGCGTATCCGGCTCCATAGTTTACGGCAGTGAAAACATCCATTGCCTGTAATTCCCGGATCGCATCAGCTTTTGCCGTCTCAAAATCTTTTGCCGCTTTTACAATCTCTTTATCGAGACTTTCCAGAAATTTATCCATCATTGCCTCCTGAATTTTCCAGATTTTCCAATCAGTAACCAAGATACCGAACAGAAACAATCACATCGTCATAGATATTTTCCGTCCCCTGGTCATCCATAATCATTCCGACTTTATCCCCGATCTCAAAATCTTCCACACCGGAAAACTGCCAGAGATCGCCAGAATCGTCCTACACAGTGGCAATATCGTTTTTCACGTCAACATTCTGAATTTTCCCAGCATTGGGATAGATTGCCGTGAATCTCGCCAGAAGTAAAGCAACGATTTTCATAGTCATGGTTATTTCCTCCTGCATTGTTGTTGTGTTTGTTATTCGCTTTACATAACAATACCATACGTTTATAGGATTGTCAAGCTAAATTTTCCAGAATTGTTTAATGTTGCATTTCGTTATACAAGCTCCTCCAGGCTTGTATAACGCCTATGCAATATTAAATTTTCCATATTTTCCATCACATCACATTAGTTACCCTGCCTCTTGTATTGAAAACTACCAGATAGGATTCTCCATTGCTTTCATACTCCATGATGTATCCAGTGGGATAGTCAATTCTATTGGTATTTACAAATCCGTTTTCCCGCATCATTGCATCTATTGTGCGGAATCCCTTATTTTCCATCTTGTCAAGCGTCATGGTTTTTTCCTCCTAAATTTTCCATCAAATGATGTTCACTGTTATGTCATGTCCGTAACATGCGCCAGCCAGGAATCCAAACAAATCCCCATGCGCTCCTATCGCTTTATATCCCTGGGATTTTCCATAATAGTTTTCATGCATTGTTGCATAATCTTCATACTTTTTCCCGTTGATGACTCCATCCAGAAAATACGTGATTCTCCATTCTGCGCCAAAATCGCCATCCGTTGATCTTGACAAAACCATGTGCCTATTATCCCGCCAGTATTCCAGCGCGTTGAAATCAGGATTTTCCACAATGTCGCGGAATCTATTTTCACGATCCGCGATGACTTTTTCCACCGCGTCAATCTCTTCATCGGTTCCCATAAAAAATATATCCCTATCATGGTAGTATGCCGGAATTGTCATTGTTTTCATGTTTTCCTCCTGAATTCGATTTAATGTTACATTCCGTTGCGCGAATCCCTCCGAAACTCGCACAACGTCTATGTAATATTAAATTTTCCGCTTAATCAATATCCTAACCATGCCAGCAACCCGCAGGCATCTCCATTGGCATGAAATTTTCCGTCGATGATCTCCAAAACATCGTATCCGATTTTTTCGTTTTGTGTCCAACAGTAGCAATGGATTTTTCTATCTGGCTGAATCTGTACAGAATCACCGGATAAACCATGCGCAGTCAGGATGTTCAACAGTTTTTCCATCGTCATTGTTATTCCCTCCATGTGTTTACAAAAAAGAAATATCCATGTCCAGTTTTTTCGTCGTCAAATTCGAACTCCATTATATGATTGAAAATAGTTCCATCCCAATTCCGGATGTATGTCTGCATTTCATACGGTTTAGAAACACTCTTTTCAGCCATACAGGGAGCATCTGGTTTATCACGATTATCAATGTTAAAATTCAGATCTTTGCCATTTCTGAAATAATCGAGATTGATATCGTCTGCACAAATACTTTGCAGATTGTGCTTTCTAATCTGGCTCCTGACATATGCCAGGAATTGCGCAGGCGTGCAATTAGTGCGCTGGATTTCAAGCATCTCCTTTTTCATCGTAGCCTCCTTCGTATTGACGCCAGCGGGAAAACGTCTGTAAAAACCCGCCACAATTTAGATGTACATTACCCGGATGATAGCAGACAGAATATCCGTCTTTTCATCGTAGAGATAGAGTATAAATATAATTGGCGTCTTTTTCATGTTTGCAATCTCCCTTCGTTGTGTTGTGTGTCGGAGATTGCCAGACATTTTTTGAGTAGCAAGCGGGGAATCGAACCCTGCGGATGTTACCATCCTGCCGCCAGGCTTGCCAGCCGATTTTATGCCACCAGATCCGCAATCTTGAATTCACCTTTACCGGCGATTGCCTTCATGTCGTGATAGCACAATGCGGGCATGTACTCCTTCAGGAAGTAACCTATCTGTTTTCTGGTAGTTGCGGAATATGTACCTGTACATTCAACGGTTCCCGCCTCCGCGTTCAGGAAGATAACTGCCGTTGTGTAAGACACAAATACCAGGCTCCCATCGTTATTTTCAGTAACATAACATTGACTATGCGGATGATTTTCTAATCTTTTTTTCATTGTATTCTCCTCCCTGAGCGGGACAATACCAGCCCGCTTGCTATGTTTGTTGTCCGTTTACGGTATCAAATGAACATCGAATTCGTTTCCATGGATTCAACCGCGATTGCCTCCTGGTTCAATGCGGTTTTAATCTGCATCACCGCGTCGCGGATCGCCGCGTCATCGTCGGTATAGACGTATGCAATCAGGGACTTTTCGATAACAACGTCGCCGTTGTCATGTGTATAGCATCCCATGCCTTCGTGAACCGTTGCGCCGCCAGTCGTCGCGGCAAAAATGTTCATAACGATCTTGTATGCATCCAGAGTGCCAACTTCCTGGCGCTTGCTATCTTTATCGTTCAACCCGATTGAAAGCATGTACTTTTTCATGTTGTTTCCCTCCCTTTGTTGTGTTTGTTGTCCTCTTGACATTGCCTATATTATCATACGATTATAGGCTTGTCAATCCTTTTCTCATTTTTTTTGAGATTCTTTTTTTCATTCCCTTATGTCGCTGCCTAATCCGACGCTTTAACGCGGGAAAAGATAGGAGGCCGGGCAATCCCAAAATCAATTATCGTTGTTGCGTTTGTTGTTTTGTTGTGTTCATTATACTTGACGTTTCTATAATTGTAAATCTGTTTTTTGGAAGTTTTTTCAGTTTGTGGGAAATGCACTATAGACGCTGCCAGATCACGTGGAAAATCGCCAGGTTTGTTGTGCAGATTGTATAGTTTCTGTTTGGATCTCCCCGACGGCGTGCGGCGACGACTCCCAGCCCTGATACCCCGGTACCGGATCCCGACGACGTGCGGCGATTCGTCTTTTTTTTGCATATAATAAGAAGGAACACAAGCCAGGAACCGCGATCAAACAGAATTAGTCAACGCTAACTCGCCGGGATGAAATACTGTTATATTCAATCTATAACAAGTATACCGGATCATTTTGTGCTATTGATGATAGAACAATATAGACTGGCGGGAAAAGATTGTATGCAATCGGATTGTATCATGGTATATAGTGCGCTAATTGTTTGTATGCTAAATATATAGGGAAAACAGAAAATTGTGGATAAATCGGATTAAATTGTGGATAACTTTATTGTAATTGTGGATAACTATGAATATATTGTGGATAACTATTGTGTGAATGTGGATAACTCGACGTAAATTGTGGATAACTATTGGTAAAATGTGGATAACTGATTAAAAATTGTGGACAAAGTGAAAATGTTTAGAAATACTAAACACAAGTATAGTATCAATAAACCACACTTTTCGAGGTGTAGATAAAATGATTCTTTTATTAACCTACTATGTTAATAGGTTATATCCCTGGCAGCGGCGTTTTAACCTACTTGGTCAATAGGTAATTAAGTCTGAATTTTGCTCTTTTTCAGACTTGCCAGGAATACACCTATAAACATACTATGTTAGTATGCTATAGCCGTCGCATGTTATACACAACTAACCCCAGATCACGGGGATGCCTTTAAGTTACCGGCGATCACTTCAGCCGGTTAAAGGCAATATCGTACTCTTCATCACTCTCACCTTTCAAAATCTCCATTTTCAATAAAATCATTTCACTTTTACTCCCAATTTCAAAGTCACTATTATAGCCACTACCGACTCAATTTATCAAAAACGCAGAAACCTACAATAATAGCCACTACCAACCATCTGCCGAAACACCGCCAAAATCTGATCTAACTTCGCCGTAAACCTACTATTATATTACCTTTCCATATTTAATTCTGTCGGCAGCCAAATACTTTCACCGATAACTTTTTAGGCACTTTTAAAACCTATTCGCCGCGAAATTCAATAACATACAATTATAGCCACTTCCATAAAATACTAATTTCCATTCTGGTGGAATAAAACGCCGAAATTCACTTTTCGCAGATTATAAACAGTCTGAAACACCGAAATAAAAACCAATACATTTCTGCAAGTAAACGCGATAAATATTGACAACATCTGTTCTACATGTTATAATACATGTATTATTTTGTTGCATTAGGTTGCGTTCCCTATCTAATAAGAACGTCAATAACGGTTATATCTGATTGTCTGTTATGTTAGTGAGTATTAGATAGGGAACCTTTAACCAAGATCATCACGCCAAAAGAAACAACATCGTTATACCACTTATACTTAGAAGAACATATATACATAATGGTTGTATATAATATATATATGTATAGTGTATATATATTCTTCAAAATTCTATACACAGTTGTAATATATATATAAGTGTCATAGAAGTATAGAATTTTACAATACATATATTTATATTATATATATATATATATTATATATAAGTGTTAAATATATATCTAAAAAGGTGTTATTGAATATAAGTGTTTCTTGCTCACTTTTTGACACTATGGAGAAACTATGGGAATTAAAGAGAAACTTAAAACCGCCAAGGAATCAGACTATCTAACAAAAGACATTTCACCGCAGGAGTCTGACCAGATCAAAACTGACCAGATCAAATCAACAAAAAGGGAACGTGACAGGATCAACGAACTCCTGTACATCATGCAAGTCGTAGATGAATACATCTTTTCAGAAGTCAGGGAAACTCTGTCTGTCCATCGTCTACGCACGCCGAACGAGATATACGATTCTTTAGAGTCTCGCATAAGTGACAGGATAGCCCACATGAACAGGCGGGAGAACGTGGATGACCTACAGTAACCAGAAAACTATAATCATCGACAAACAACCGGTGTACGGCAGCGACCTTTACACAAAGATGTTGAACGGTTCCGTTATTAAGGCGTTAAATTCGCTTTCTCCTTCTGGTGTCTGTTTCTGGTTATATCTCATGTTGAACAGAAACGGATACCGATTAAGTTTAAGCAGCAAGGATGTAATGAAGAAATGCGGATTTTCGCGGAACACATGTAAGCGTGTTTTCGCAGAGTTAGAAGAAAAAGGATTCTTATCTTCTGGCTCCCAAAGGAATGAGCATATATTCCATGAAGTTCCGATTAGTGCGACTGGTTCAGATTTAAGTTAATTAACATGAAAAATAATACACGTTAATATAGCATAGGCTTTCTATCAGGAATTATATTGCGTTTTAGAATTTAAGTTAATTATACTCGTTAACGCTATTGCCTGCCGTTGTTGAAATATAATTGTACGCCATCGCTAATGATCCGGACATACACATCGGCAAACAAATGCGGTACTGAGTATAACCATAAAATTCAGGAAAATACAAGAAGTTAGCGCATGGTAACTATACTGCATTACAGAATAACCATGTGCGGGAAGGTAAAAGGTAATAGAACAGAAGAATTGTCAAAGACTAATATTTAAAATTCACACAAAACAATTAAAGAAGTCAGGATGGAATCTTACTCTCCCGCTTGAAACAGCTTTAAACGATTATCCCGAATGTGTTGTGACTCTGGCAAGCAGTCAGTGTCTACGATTCATAGATGAAATAAACGGTGTAACAGACATTGACAAAAAGATCAGGGAAGTCAAGCGTAAAATCAAAATTGAAAAGCGAAAATCTAAAAGTCGTGTTTCTAAAGTCATGATGCGTGAGTTATATAACACTCTTTACAACTTGCAGTTCCAGCCGGATTATGTCTGCATTGTCATGGACTCGAATAAAGACTATGACAGAGCAAACAAAGGATTCACAATTAACGGGATAACATACAAACGTCTGCTTGGTACTAACGGGGGTATTAAAAATTCTACCATCGTATATGTCAATCATGACATATACCCTGAGTTGAAAAAGCGGCTTGACAACGGCAGAAACAAAAATAAAGAAATTGTTCCGGCGAAACTCGAAGCATATCAGGCGTTGATCTGTTCTGGTTCCGTTCCGTTGCCGCCACCAAAAGGAATCATCGTAGTTGATGACTGTATCACACATTTCAAAGATAACGTGATTCTGATTAACGACTCTGGCAAAGGTGAACCAAAGTTGACATATCAGGACGATTACGAAATCGAACATAATGATTCTGATGGTTACGGCTTAATGCTTCCGTCATATTCTCGCACAGTCAACAAATATCTAACTGGTGACGAAGAAACGATTTCAGGAATGAATACAAGATACGCCTGGACTAAAGGCATGGTGTATACTTTTGACTTCGTGGAATTTGCCGAAAAGGTAGCGGGTATTTATGAAATTAAAGATGCCTGGGGTGATACAAGGGATATAAGGGATGCAGAAGTTATTCTTACGGTATCCATGTTGAAATTATGGGATAGCTATTCAAGCTGGGAAGATTTCTATACAAACTGTCAGGAAAACGGATATGAGTTTTCAACTACAAAGATTACGCCGACAGAACTTGAAAATACAAGGAATACGAATTATCAGTTTTTACAGAGTTATGATTTAACCGATGAAGAACTATACGAATTATGCCTGCCTACGATCAATGAGATCAAAGATGCGCTTGGTATGGACTACCGTAAAAGCCTTGCGTTCCTCGGTGGCTATTCCCTGAATGATAATAGTGTTCTATTTCTGGATAACTATATTAAAGCGTTAATGATTGAACCTGGGTTAATAAATGACTTATTCATCCGCAAGAAAATCTATTCGATGATAAAAAAACGGATAGAACTTGCCAAGAAGGGTTCAATTAAAATCAATGCTAACTATGCCATGATCGGCGGCGACCCGTATGCACTATGTCAGTCAATCTTTGGATTAGAAATTACTGGCTTGTTAAAATCGGGAGAATTATATCACAAGTATTGGATTGACAAAGGTGCAAATGAATTAGCGTGTTTCCGCGCTCCTATGACATGCCATAATAATATTCGAAAACTGCGGCTGAACAATTCGCCGGAGTGTAGTTACTGGTATCAATATATAACAACCGCAATTCTTCTTAACGCTTGGGATACAACTTGTGATGCTATGAACGGCGCAGACAAAGATGGGGACACCAACATGGATACGGATAATCCTATCCTCTTGCGAAACACTTTAAACTCTCCAACTATCATCTGCACACAGAGAAAAGCCGACAAGACAATCCCGACAGAAGAAGATATAATTTCTTCAAACAAGCTGGCTTTCAATGACGATATAGGCGTAGTCACAAATCATGTGACTTCAATGTTTGATGTTCGGGCTGGATATGAAAAAGATTCGCCTGAATACAGAGAACTTGAATATCGTATAATGTGCGGACAGTTATATCAACAGAATACTATAGACCGCGCCAAGGGGATCATTGCAGACCCTATGCCGAATTACTGGCACTCAATAAGTAGTTGCAAAGAAACAAAGAACGAAGAATTGAATCTGCGAATCGTAGCAAGCCATAAGCCATACTTCATGATTTATGTTTATCCTAATCTCCGCAAAGACTATAAACAGTTTGTAGAAAATTCAAATGCGAAGTCAATTATTCTTTTTGGTGATGAAGTCTGCAATATCGGTGATGAACAGGGTGAGTTTAAATATTACTATGACTATCTTGCACCGGTAGGCAAAAATGCATGTACGGTGAATAGAATTAGTTGGTTATTTGAAAATGAGTTTGATGAATGGTTACAGATCGAACTAAAAGAATCCAGATTTGACTATTCGATTCTTAAATCAAACGTTGGATACAGTCGAAAAGATTTCGATGCAATAACTGACGTTTACTATAAATACATATCAATGGTGGATAACTTTCATCATAAAGTTAGGGCAGAGGTTATTTCAAAAGATGATGCTGCTTCAATTCGCGAACAGTTTGTAAATCACTTTATTTCACAGTGCGAGAAAATCTGTACGAACGAAAAAGAGTTATGTGATATTATAATTGACTTATGCTATGGCTCTGAAAAATCAAGACAGTTTGCGTGGGATATTTGCGGTGATACGATCATTAAAAACCTTTTAGAAAAACATAATCACATCCTTCGATACCCTTCTCATGTTAAAGATAATGGTCAGTTTGAATTTAACGGAGTTAATTTTGTCATGGCAGAATTTACAATCGAGGAGGACGAAGAATGATTATACTAAACGAAAGGGCTTATGCAGAAGATTGTTTAAGAAATAACAGAATGGATACAAAGCCATTTCAGACACTTGTAATAATTGCAAACTATTTTGCGCATGTAAAAAACTATTCCAGAGAAGAAATGTATTCTGCGCTTGTCGAATATTATTCTCTTGCTAATCCGAAAGAGTATTTTCAGAACAAAAATTTTTGGGAGAACACAATCGACACGATAGTTTCTAAGGCTGGTAAATATCCGCTTTATGAAATTGATGGTGTTTGGATAACCAATAATGAACTTGTAACAATCAACAAGATTGAAGGTGGTTCGCTAAAAAGATTAGCATTTACCCTTTTGTGTTTATCGAAACTGAACAACTCAAAGAACCCATCAAATAATTTTTGGGTAAACAATGATTATAGGGAAATATTTAAACTGGCAAGGGTTAATTGCAAAAAGAGAGAAAGATATATAAACATTGGTAAGCTATATCGACTTGGACTTATCGAAGTCGCAAAAAGAATTGATAATCTTAGCATTCGTGTGACATTCGCAGACACTACCAAAACTTATTATAGTCGTGACGATGGTGATTTGTTTGTGTCAGACTTTAGAGAGTTGGGTTATGAATATCTGTATGCCATGGGCGGCAACTTTATAAGATGTTCGGAGTGTGGAATATTAACAAGAGGGAATAAGAATGGTACAAAGAAGTATTGCAACAACTGTTCTGGATATATACCACAAAAAATCAAGACAATCTTTTGTATTGATTGCGGGAAATCTTTTAGCATTGATGCGAGAATAACAAATAAATGCAGGTGTGATGAATGTCAATCAATAGCCAATAAAGAAAGTAAACGGATGTGGAAACAAAAATATGACAAAAGTAGAAAAGCGTTTTAAAAGATGAAGTTATTTTGATGCTTATTAACTATACTATAATTGTATTATTAAAACCACAGTAAAATCGCATCGGTTTTTTATATATGGTATATATAGTATATATCATTCTCTGTTTTCTTTATCTTTTCTCTCTTCTCTTTTCAGCATACTCAGTGCGAGCCGTGCGCCGTATAGGGTATGCGAATCTGGTCTTGTGGTCTAACGGCTAAGACATGTGACTGTCTATCACAAGATCGGGGTTCGATTCCCCGCTTGATCGTTTCGGGGATGTGGCAGAGTTCGGTTTATTGCACCAGTCTTGAAAACTGGCAGGCGTGAATATCGCCTCTTGGGTTCAAATCCCAACGTCCCCGCGATAGGAGAACAGAGAATGGTTTATAAAGTATTATGCTTAGAAAACGGGAAACAGTTTTGGTTTATGGCACAAACGGCATATATCGCAATGCAGAAAATGATTTACTATTTAAACATTAACTGTCATGATAAAAATGCTGTCATAAACAAAACAATATCAGGTAAACACTTATACGTGTTTCATTCTGGTAATACATACGCAGTGAGAAACGGATAGGAGAATGATATGGCTAATTACTACAAACACACAAGAACTATTTCCGATTTGATTCGGATTAAAGGCACACTTTCAGAAGATGGAACAGAAATTATTTACGAAAAAGACCATGATGAATATTCAGCGGATGTAATGGATATATTAAAACAATTCGCCGGAGAACAGATAACATTTTGTATTGGCACAAAGGATGAAAAAGATTTAGAGGATTGATTTTCATGGTGGATTTCAATTTTGATAAACTGCCAGACGAAAATGAAGAACAATTTCTTTGGCGATTAGGGCAGGCAAAAGACAATGGTCTGCTTGATATTGATTGGTCTGGTATTGCGGATATAGTAAACAAAAATTTCAGAGATGATGAATCAGAATTTCGTAGTGAAGCAGCATACAGGAAACCTTATCAACAGGCTAAAAGATTTTTTGAAAACGGCGCATTTGGTCAGTACAAAACCGGAGAATCAAAATACATAAACGAATTACAAGACGCTAAATTTGAATTGATGAAAGAAAAGCAGAAAATGTTTGATGAACGTGCTGCGTTAAACAGACAGCTTCGCGCGCAGGCACGAACCGAAGATTTAATCGGTATCATCGAAAACAAGATTCAGTCAGTTAAACCATTAGAACTAAAATACCAAAGAAAGGAATTTACAGAATCAGACAATGATCTAATATGCCATCTGACAGATATTCATGCCGGAATATCTATCAACCATTGGTACAATACTTTCAATACTGAGGTTCTAAAGGAAAGGCTGGCAAGTTATCTTGACCAGCTTTTTGATATTCAGAGAAGGCATAATTCGGGAGATTGCTTTTTAGTAATTGGCGAAATTCTCTCCGGTTTGATTCATGAAACGTTACGGATTGAAAACAATGAACATGTTATAGAACAGTTTATTATCATTTCATCTTTGCTTTCAGAAGTGATTGCTGAAATCTCAGGAATGTTTAACAACGTATTTGTTTTTGTTACACCAGGAAATCATTCAAGAGTGATTCCTAACAAAGAACATGCTTTGCGTGGCGAAAACTTTGACCTGCTTCTACCATTCTACCTGAAAGCGAAGTTACAGAATTATAATAACATTTTTATACAGGACAATCTAAAAGACTGTGATGTGGCAATGTTTGACATTCGCGGTAAAAAGGTTATGGCTGTCCACGGTGACAAAGATACGCCTGAAAATGTTGTACAGAAATTCACAATGGTTTTTGGCATTAAGCCTGATATAGTGCTTCTTGGTCATAGGCATACAAATGCGTTAAGCACAGTTTATGACACAAAGATTATTCAGTCTGGTTGTGTTTCCGGATGTGATAATTATTGCCTTGATAAAAGATTAAAGAACCGTGCAGAGCAAACAATATCCGTAGTTGATGATTCTGGTTTGCTGTGCATTTACGATATAAAGATAGATTAAGAGAGAGATGTTGTATAGATGAAGAAAACAGAATTTGTAAAAGAATTATCAAAGAGAACAGGATTTACAAAATCAGAGTGTGAAAAGATTTTAGAAACTTTTAGGGAAATTGTTCAAGACACGCTATGTAATGGTGAAAACGTATTTATAAAAGGCTTTTTGACATTTGAGGTAAAAAATAGGAAAAGCCGAATGGGTTATAATCCCATCACTGGTAAACATGAACAATTTGAATCTGTAAAAACGGTTAATTGTAAAGTTGGGAAAACACTTAAAAATGCCGTTAAAAATTTTTAATGGAGAGAAGAAGAAACGATATATGGAAAATTTGATTTTTGATTCTTACGAAGATTTAGTGTTAGATTTAATAGATAATGTCACAGAAGATAGATACGCTTGTGCCATTCTTTTTTATACTGATGCTTGCAAACTGCTAAAAGAATTTGCGTCATTTGATGAAGTTACAATCGGTGATGTAGAACTGATTAGCGCAGAATACAATGGATACTCAAAGGAGTATTGTGTTTCTGTAGATAATGATTTACAGGTTAGCGTGTATCCGTTATGGCATGGAGATAATAAGTTTAGTAAGGCGGGGTATTTAGATATTGGTAAAGCCTATGTTTTGCTACACGGTGATGTAAATTCAATTATTCTCAAATCTGCCACTGAGTCTATTTGTAAAGAATTTGAAATAGATGAAAACGATTATTACGAAGAAGAAAACTGCATGTGTGGTTGCGATCTTATGGATATAATCGAATTCATGCTTGATATGTGATCTAATAATATTCATATAAAGTTCCTGTAAATATGTGGTAGATGTATTTACAGGAACAACCTCGTAGAGTGCGCGGTGTAATGGTTGCACACTTCGCTTGGGACGAAGGGGAGGCGTTCGATTCGCACGTATTCTATTGCAGGGTGCTCGTTCCAAAGGTCAGACGGCGGGTTCATGTCCCGTTACCATGTGGGTTCAACTCCCACCCCTGCTCCCATGGAGAGTAAATCAGAATGGTTCTGAGCCTGTCTGCTAAACAGTGCGCACAGAAATGTGTCTGCTTCGATTGCAGTGCTTTCCGTTTATGCACCATTAGTATAATGGCTCCATTATCTCTGACTTCCAATCAGAAGATGCCAGTTCGATTCTGGTATGGTGCTTTAGTTGAAATGAATAAATTATTTGATAGTAGAGGTATATGCATTGGCAAGATCAGAAAAAATATTACCAGTGCGCGAGGTGGAATACCGTTGTGATAAATGCCGACGTGTAGATAATACGTCAACGAACTATTATAAAAGTTATAGTCTGTTATATGATAACAACGGATATATGCCAATATGTAAAGACTGCCTTGCCACAATGTATAATAAATACCTTCTTGAATACAGGGATGTACACAAGGCTATAAAGCGAATATGTATGATGTATGATTTGTTTTATAAAGATAGCATTGTTGATGCGTGCCTTGCAAAAAAGAAGGGGACGCCGCCATTTGGCGACTACATGCGACAACTAAATATTGTTCAAAATAAAGGGAAATCCTTCGATAACACGCTATCGGACGGATTTCTTTTTGATTCTCCGGAAGGCGAAGATGATGAAGATAAACATATCGTCACTACAGTTTCGGAGAATGTACGGATGCGTTGGGGTTCCGGTTTTACCGATGCAGACTACAAACTATTAGAGGAACACTATAAGACACTGAAGAAGGCTAATCCGGATGTAGCAAGTAATCAGGAAATTCTTATCATGGGTTTATGCCGTACTGAAGCGTTACGGGCAAAAGCATTTAAAAATAACGACATAGACAATTACGCAAAACTTTCTGAACAGTACAGAAAAACATTCACGCAGGCTGGGCTGAAAACAATAACTGACACAACGGATAATAACGATGAAAGCTGGGGATCGTGGATAGGATATATCAGTAAATACACACCTGAAGAATATTACAAGGATAAAGAGTTGTATAAGAACTTCGGCAATATTGGTGATTATTTCAAGAGATTCTTACTAAGACCATTAAGAAATCTGCAATTCGGAACTACTGAAAGAGACTCAGAATACTTTGTAAAAGATAATGATACATGAGTAGAAAAGCACCGAAGGGGATGGCTGAACTTGCAGATGAACGGCAGTTAGAATTATACAAAAAAATGCCGAATGGTCACTTTTTAAATAATCAACAAAACATGCACCACGTTCTTTTGTGGAACACATTTTTCAGGAGAAACCTTCATATATTTGCGCAGGATTTTCTCGGTATAAAGTTATATCCATATCAAATCATAATCCTATGGGTTATGAGTATAAGTAAATTATGTGTCATTATTGCATGTCGTGCCGCAGCCAAATCGTTAATCATTTCAATCTATGCAGTTTGCGCCTGTATATTACGCCCGTATTCACAGGTTGTTTTGTGTTCAGCGACAAAAGGGCAATCAGGATTGATTGTAAAAGATAAGATACAGAAATTCTTAATGTCCAATTATCCTATGGTTGCCAGAGAAATTGAAAGCATTAAAACGTCACAAGACGAAACATATGTAAATTTCAATAATAAAAGTCAAATCAAAGTTGTTACCGGAAATCAGAATGCGCGTGGTAACAGATCAACAATTCTAATCCGTGAAGAATTCAGGCAGATTGACAAGTATATTGAAGATAGTGTCATGTCTCCTTTTCAGGTTAATAGAAATGAAGTTCCTTATGTTACATCTGGCGATTATGAAAATATACCAGATGCAATAGATAAACCGGTTGACATATACATTAGTTCAAGTTGGTTAGATAACGGACATTGGATGTGGGGAATAGTTGACCAAGCATACAAAGAATTCTTGAAAGGTGATGGCAGTGCTACCCTTCTGGCATTTGATGAATCTATTGTTTTAAAACATAATATTAAGGATATAGATCAGTTACGCAAAGAAAAGAAGAAGCAAGATCCTCTTACATGGCGAATAGAATTCTTGAATGAACGTGTAAAAGAAAACACTGCTGCATTCTTTACATATCTGATGTTACAACAAAACCAGAATCTTAAAAAACAATTCTATCCGAGAAATAATCTCGATGTTCGTGTTGGAAAGAAAAACCCTTATGCTATTCCAAAACAGAACGGAGAGATTCGGGTTGTCAGTTGCGATATGGCTTTTATTGAAAATAAGAAAAACGACAATTCAATATTTTCGTGCGGAAGGTTTATACCAGAAGTCACGAAATATAGACGTGGAACAGACGAAGAAGATAAAGAAATTAAAAATGGTTACAGGGTAAAAGTCCCTTATATTGAATCAGTACAAGGTGGAGATACGACAAAACAAGCATTAAGGATAAGGCAACTGTATGAAGATTTCGATGCGGATTATATCGTACTTGATCTGCGGAATGCCGGGATTTCGGTGTTCGACATGCTTGCAAATATTATGTACGATGATGAACGTGATATAGAATATACTCCATTGACATGTATGAACGATGAAAACATTGCTAATCGTATAAAGTTTGAAGGCGCAGAGCCAAGAATATTTGTTATCAGTGCTTCACAAAAACTTAACAGCGACATTGCAATGAATTTTAAGCATTACCTTGTGGATAAAAAGATTGATCTTCTTGTTCCGTTCCAAGAAGCACAGGAAGAAATACTTTCCAACATTCCCGATTATGTAAATGCTCCAACGGCAGATGAACAGATTTTCTTTGAGGTTCCATTCCTCGAAACACAGGCTTTAATTTCTGAAACAACAGAATTAACTTACGAAAAGAAAGATCAGACTGGCGTTATTGTTATTCGTGAGCAAGGAGATAATCGAAAAGATAGATACACTTCTGTCTCATACATGTGTTACTTTGCAACAAAACTTGCACAGGATATGGATAAAAGTGATGATAGTTATGATGTAGGTTGTTATATTAACTAACAGGGGAGGTTGGTATATGCCTAATAATAAAGATAATACTACTTCCTCAAAGAGAAATCGAAGAAGTAAATATTACAAAAAACCTAAAACTTATGAAACATTTCAATCCGTAGTAGAAACACAGCCAGATACATACGAAGCAAATACATATAATTCATACAGAGTAAATTCATTATCATATGGGTTCGGATCTATGAATGTGTTTGATTTCTACAGTCAGGAACAATTAAAAGAGTTAGTCCGTGATCCCATGGGAAACAACCAGATACTAAGAGAATTATCACTGATTCTCTATGGTTGTAACGGAGAATACACAAACACTGTAGATTACATGGTCGCAATGCCAACGCTTGACTATGTGATCGTCCCATATGGCGAAAGTAAGCAGAAACGCAAAAGGAATAAAGCGTTGATGCAGGCGGCACTTAAAAAAATCAAACACAAAGAAATTGTGCGTGATGCGCTGTTTCGCGGGATGATTGATGGTGTTGCGTTCTACTATTTTGAAACCAACAAAAGACCATTATCGAATCAGAAAATCATGTCTGATTACGAAGTTGAACGGATAAGTGAAATTAACGAAGTTGGTATAAATGCTGCTATCGTTTCTTTACCGGTTAATTATACAAGGATTGTTGGTGTTAGAAATTCCTATTTCCAATTAGCTTTTGATTTATCCTATTTCGATAATTGTGAAGGAGAAGAAGCTAAAAAGAAATTAAGGAAATATCCTAAAGAAATTAGAGATGCTTATAACAAAGGGAATCATGAGCGTTGGTGTCTGCTTGACCCGACAAAAACAATAGTCCACAAGATACGAAGTGGCAGAGCGGAGCCGTGGGGTAGACCACTTGTTCTTGCCGCAATCAATGATATTCTGTATGGTGACTACTTCACAGATACCAAGCGGAATGTACTTGACGAAATAAACAATAGGATTATTTATCAGACATTCCCCGAAGGAAAAGAAAAAGGAAGAACTACTTTAACAGAACCACAGCAGAGAGCGCAACATACAAAAGTTAAAGAAGCTGTTGTGAAAAAGAATAATCGTGGCGGTATCTCGTTTTTCTCTGTTGCCGCAGGAACAAAGATACAGGCGATTGATGCGAGTAATACAGAAATCTTTGACAGTAAAAATGAAGCAGATCTTGGTGATAAGATAGCAAAAGATTTAGGTATTGCATCTTCGCTTCTTAATGGCTCTGGTAGTGGAAACTATTCTTCTCAGGTAAACAACCTTCAGCTTTTAAGTTCTCAAATTTTTCAATGGATAGATCAGATTGAGGAAGAACTTAATAAAGTTATAAACATAAATATTATCAAAGATAAAAAGAACCGTGTTGAATGTAAATACATTCATACAACTTATGTAAACCAGAAAGAAATGGTTGGATTTGCAAAAGACTTGTATTTACAGGGTAAAGGTTCACTATCTCTTTGGGCGAGTGCTGCCGGAATATCACCGGATGTTTTCTTTGCCATGCTTGATCAGGAATTTGAAGATGATATTGAAAATAAATATCCAGTACACAAAACAAGTTTCACAATGAGTTCAGATGAAAAACAAACTGGCAGACCAACAGACGATGATAGCAACAATTATAGTACGCTACAAACAAAAGCGAACAACACAAATAATGTGCCTGCACCAAGTACTCAATAAAATGACAATTTCATTTACCATCTTAATATAACAAGAGGGCGGTTTTTACTGTCCTCTTTTTTATATACAAACATTCAATAGGGGGAAACTGAAATGAAATGTTTTGAACTATTTAGCCAGAACGGACGAAGGCATTTCAGGCTTATTCTCCATGAAATCTATCCTGATTCGTGCGTAGATGAATCTAATGGCGTCGGAACGCAGTATAACGAAAACGGTATCACATGGATTCGTGAATACTGCGAAGCGGCTTTACCTTCTATACAGGGTATGAGTTTACGATGCGAATTTCTTGACGAAGAAAGGACTTCTCTGCATGGTCATGGAGAAACTGGTACTAAAGACAATCTTCCCATTTTTGAAGATGCAACAATGATCGGTTACTTCGAGCGCGGATATATTGAAGATATTGAAACCGAAGAAGGAACAAAAACATTTTGTATCGGGGAAGGTACTATTGACGGATTATGTTATAGCAATTTCACAGAGAAATTAGATAACGACATTAAGAACGGCGACGCGCCATTTGGTAGTGTCGAGATCCTAAAGACTGGTGATAATCCTTCTATCATATATAAATACGGATATAAGGAAACAGGACGTATCCCTATGATATTTGAATATTCCGGATATGCTTTGCTAAACGTAAGACCTGCTGACAAAACAGCAAAAATTTTAGAATTAAATAACTCTAATCAGGAGGAAATAACTATGGGTGAGAACGAAATTAAAGCAATCGTGGCTCAGACAGTTGCCGAAATGAACGCTTCTGCGGACGAAATCAACAAGATTAAGGCTGACTATGAGAATGAGATTTCTAATCTGAAAGGAATTATCTCAGAGAACGAACGTTGCACAGAGGAACTAAACAGCCGTATTGCTGAACTGGAATCAAAGATTACTGCGCTGACAGAGGCGAATGATGCTCTGACCGCTGACAAAGAGGCTGCGGTTAGCGAAGTGAACCAGATTAAAGAACAGCTTGAAACTGCTCAGAAGGAACAGAGAATTGCTGAACTGAATTCTGCGATCAATGGATTCACCGATGAACAGCGTGAGTATGCGAAGGATGCTATTGAAGCGTTTAATGAAAATCCTCTAACAAGCGAAATCAATTCTGTTGTTCAGATTATCGAAGCCGGAATCGGAAGGAAGTATTTAGATCAGGTTAAGGCCGAATCAGAGCAAGAAGATGATATTGTCGAGGATATTTTCTCTGAAATCAACCAGAAGAACGGCGCAGAGGATGATGTTGACATCTTCTAATTATATTGGGAGGTAAGGTGCTATGACTTTTTCTAACTTACACAGCATCGTTGAATTAGACCAGATACATTTTGTAAACAATGCAATGGTATTTCTATTACCTCTCGCGTTGATGGGATTTGATATTCTTACCGGACTTGCGAAAGCGTGGAACTTCGAGGATTTCAAGTCAAAGAAAATGCGTTCAGGTCTGACTAAAAAAATTGGCGAGATTGCCATTCTTGTTATTGGTGAACTGTTCCAGTATTCATTAGGCCTGTCGACATATATTATGACATGTATTTCTATGTATATCGTATTTATGGAACTTATGTCGAACGTTGAAAATCTGAATGCGATTGGCGTTCCGTTACCTGCGTTCCTTACTAAAGTTTTACGTCAGGTTGATGATAGTTTACAGAAAGATGACATAAAGGAAATCGCAGAAAAACTTGAACAGTTAAAAACTGGTGAATGATATGAGTTATACAAATAGTTCTTTAGCAACTTATAAGAAATTAAGTCCTAACCACTCAGGGCAAAGAACGCACAGCATTGATAGGATTTCACCGCATTGTGTTGTCGGACAATTATCAGTTGAAAGCCTTGGCGGTATATTTGCAAAGTCATCATATCAGGCATCTTCTAACTATGGAATTGGAACCGATGGAAGAATTGCTTTATATGTTGAAGAAAAGAATCGAAGCTGGTGTACGTCAAGTAATGAAAACGACCAACGTGCGGTAACTATCGAATGTGCTTCAGATACAAAAACGCCATACTGGATGAACGACAAAGTATACTCTTCTTTAATCAAATTATGTATTGACATTTGTAAAAGAAATGGGAAGAAGAAACTGATCTGGTTTAATGATAAGAATAAATCTTTAAGTTATAAACCAAAATCAGACGAAATGATAATCACTGTACACAGGTGGTTCGCAAACAAATCGTGTCCGGGCGAGTGGTTATACAGTCGTTTAGGTGATGTAGCAAATAAAGTTACATCTGCACTTAACGAATCTAATACAGAAACAGAACAAACAGAGGATAAGAAAGAAACCACAGAAAAACCAGTAGAACAGATTGATAATATAGATGATCCCGAAAAGGTTATATGGAACTTTCTAATTAGCAAAGGGTTAAACGAATATGCCGTTGCCGGACTTATGGGAAATCTTAAAGCCGAGAGCAATTTAAGATCGACTAATCTTCAAAACTCTTTTGAAAGGAAACTTGGCTATTCAGATGAATCATATACAAAAGCTGTTGACAGTGGAAAGTATAAAAATTTCGTTCATGATAGCGCAGGATATGGATTGGCACAATGGACATATTACACAAGAAAACAAAAATTGATTGACTATGCTAAATCTTGTAATAAGTCTATTGGTGATCTTTTGATGCAGTTAGAATTTTTATGGAAAGAAATTCAGGGTTATACATCTGTAATGTCTACGCTGAAAAATGCCAAAAGCATTTATGAAGCATCTACTGCGGTTTTAACTGGTTATGAAAAACCTGCCGACCAAGGAAGCTCAGTAAAGACAAGGCGTGCTGAACTTGGAAAGCAGATTTATAATAATCAAAAAAAGTCAAAGGATGAATCTCCTGTTTATTCTAAAGAAAATAAATACTCTGTGCAGGCTGGCGCATTTTCAAGTAAAACAAATGCACATAAACGAGCCAAGGCAATAAAGAGTAAATCAATCAATGCTTCTGTTGTGTTTGAAAATAATCTATACAAAGTTGTAACAGACTCTTATGCAACAAGAGAAGAAGCACAAAACATAATTGCCAAGCTGGACAGCTATGGTATTAAAGCTGTTTTAAGGTAGGAGTAATGATATGGCTAATGCACTTATTTATAAAGTACAAACAGGTGCATTTGCATTAAAGAAAAACGCAGAAAAACAATCTGCAAGAATTATAGAGAAAACCGGGTTTAAGCCTATTATTAAAAAAGAAGGGGTTCTTTATAAGGTTCAGTGTGGTGCTTTTTCAAAACTTTCTAATGCGAATGCGCGAAAAGGTGCTTTGATTAAAGCTGGTTTTTCAGCGAGAATTATTGCGGTTGATACCAATGCAAATGTCACTCTTATTGACGAAACCCCAAAGGAAATATCAGAGGAAACAAAGATAAGGGTTTGGGCTGTTCACTTCTTTGATGAAGACGAAAGTCAGTATGGAGATTGTACGGCAATCATTGAATACAATAGTGACGGAAAAATCATTCATTGTATTCTTATCGACACCGCAAAATCAACTTCTACTGCTGTTAAGAAATTAAAATTAGCAGGAGTTACTACTATTGACGCTATAGTTATTAGTCATGCACACGGAGACCATTATGGTGGACTGACTAACTTTTTAAAATACTTTTCTGTAAAATCTCTTTATTTGCCGGATACTACAGAACTTGACAAGTATCAAAAATCTTATGGCAATGCTTTAAGGAATCAGGAAAAGAAAGCAAAGAAAAAGAATATCTATTGTGAATATCTAAAAGCGGGAAAAGGATTTGCTGTCGGTGATAACATTCGCTGTGATTGCATCTGGCAGATGCCTGCGTCTGCTGTTTCTGAACATGACAATCATCATTTTGTAAACAATGAGTCTATCGTACTTGTATTTACTATAAATGATACGTGGAAATTCCATACGGCAGGTGACTTACAGAATCCTGGGAATAATGCTTTGATTAAAGCTATTCCAAACTTAAAAGCTGATATCTTCAAATGTCAATGGCACGGTGATGCAAACGCAACCAATGAGAGAATTGCCAAAGCTATTTCTCCCAAGGTTGCATTTTCCAACTATCATCATAAAGAAGGATCTGGTCGTGGGACAACAAGAAAAAGACTTGAAGCTACAGGGACTTACTTTATGCGCAATGCCGAGGATGGAGATATTTACATGGACATTGAAGGTAACACAATGACGGTTACATGTTCTAAAAATAAGAGCAAAAAGGTGTTCACAAAATGATTGATTATAAAGTAATGCTTTCGACAAAAGCTGATTCACTTCCAATGGTATCTTCAAAGTGTTATTTGGCTATTGAACCAGAGGATTATTCAAAAGAAGAAATAGCGAAGCTAAAAAGAAAAGGTTATACACTTCTTGGATATATTTCTCTTGGTTCTGTATCCGATGAAAGAGGATACTACAAAAAGCTAAAACCGTATACTCTCAAACAACTTGAAGATTGGGAGCATGAAAAATATCTTGATGTTCGTAAAGATGCTGTCAAGGATTGGGCTAAAAAGCGTGCCAGAGAAATAATTGCCATGGGCTTTGATGGCTTATGGGTTGATAATCTCGATGTATATGAGTATTACAAATCGCCAGAATTGTTTAATGCTATCGTAGAGGTATTAAATTACTTCAAAACCATTTGTGGATATGTCATGATAAACGGCGGTTCCGTGTTTATTAGTGAACTTGTTAAAAAGAGTAACATACTATATAAAATTCAGCTTGGAGCATTTGGCGTTAAGAAAAACGCAGAGAATCTAAAAGCAAAAGTCCTTAAAAGCGGGTTTAATGCAGTAGTAGTACAAGATGGTATTTATTACAAAGTCCAGATTGGTGCGTTTGCAAACAAAGATAATGCGAATGCAAGGCTCAAACTGGTAAAAAAAGCCGGATTTAACGATGCAATTATTGTTGAGAAAAAAGTAAATTACAACTGTGTTGATGGATATACACAGGAAGAAGTATTTTCTTTGATTACAAGTTATTCAGGCAAGGGAAAGTTTGGCAAACAATCAAGTAAAGATAGTAAATATTACAGAGAAGTTTTAGCTACAGCGAACAAACATAACATAAATACTTTCCTTCTGGAATATACAAGAGATACAGATTTAAAAGAAAAGATTATATCTTACTGTAAAAACAATGGTATCACAGGTTGTTGTGTTTCAGAGGATGTTAATTTATGAGCATAGAGCTTCGTCAGATCTGACAGCTATGCAAATATATATAAAGGGCGTAAAACCGCCCATGAAAAGTAAATGACGCATATGGCGTCTTTTTTTTATATGGAGGAAACATAAAATGATTAAAGTTGAGACTTTAGGGATGCTTGATATTGCAAAGATCAACCCTGTCCTTACATCTTCAAGCGATGTTAAGAATAATGATTTCCTTGTTGATAATGGCATTACTTATGTAATCATGAATGATATTCATGGCGATGACGCTTATAAAGATGCTGTTACAATTAAGGCTGGTGAATATCTAAATGGATATGACGTATCTGCTTGGAACAACCAGAAGCTTGTTATTGATGAAAAGCATATTGCATATGCTTCACAGAAAGATTATAGCGATCTTGTTGTTGAAAACCTTGCCACTTCTACAGATGGAACTATGCTGAAAGTTGCTTCTTCTGGCGGCAAGCTTGAAGTAACTGATACTGCTCCTACTTCTGGTGTTTATTTTGTTGTGACGGATAAGGTTACTCTAACTGAAAAGGCTATTAAGGTTAGAGTTGTCACTGTTGACAAAGATACTGTTAGTGGCTGATAAGAATTAAAATTATTCTGGAGGTAATATAAGATGAATACTACTTACGAATTAAATAACCTTCGTAAAGATTCTGACTACCTAAACAGGGAGATGCGTGCAACTTCTATCGTGTCCGAGGTTTTCTCTGCTATGGTTAAGGGTCAGGAAGTTGGTGCTATTAAAGGGGCTGACAAGGCTGTTAAGTATATTAAGGAACTTGGTGTTCGTGCGGAAAACGGCGACTTTACTGCTGTTGCCGAACTGAATACTCTCCGCAGATTCGTTATCGAGGCTCCGCTTCTTCAGGAGATGAAGATGCTTTCCATCTTCGGTAGTTATCAGGCGGTCGGCTTTGATGAAACTATCGAGCGTGAAGTTTACAAGCATGTTGGCGAGAAGTCTCGCGAACAGGCTGCTGGTGGAGATGTTGTTTTCCCCGCTATTGTTAAAGAAGTTTATCCCGTTCCTACTTTCACCATTTCTGGTGGATATGCTGTGGATTATCGCCGTGTGGCATTAGGTGATATGTCCAAGGAGAACGAAGGAATGGAGCAGGTTAGGATCGACATTCGCAATAAGGCTAACCGTGCTATCATCAAGAAGATTTACACTGCGATTCACAACGCTACCGGTGTAAAGTATGCGTTCGAGAATGCCGGTCTTACAAAGGCTGGTGTTGATGGTGTTCTTACAAAGATTCGTCGTTATGGTCGCCCTACTGTTATTGGAGACTACGCTATTCTGTCTCAGTTCATTCCTTGGGCTGGGTATGTAGGTTCTATCAATTCTACTACTATTACAGGTATTTCCGAGGCTCAGATGAATGAGATTGCTCAGAATGGTCTGCTTGGCATGTACAACGGTGCTGTTCTTGCTGAGATTGATAACCCTTACGACGAGACTACCCTGAATGCTGCTGGTACTGATTTCGAGACTATGCTTCCTACTGGTCTTGGTTTCATCATTCCCACTGGTGCGCAGTCTCCTGTTGCTACTTATACCCGTGGCGGTCTAACCTCCTTCACTGGAAATAATGTGAAGAATGGAAGAATCGAAACCAGGTTTGATCTATGTGTTGGTGTCGATATTGCCAAAGATCAAGAGTATAAACTTGGTATGTTCTATGACACGAACCTTAATGGCTTAAACTAAGAAGTATATTTACAAGTTTGCGAGATAATTACTTGCCACTTGGGATTGTGGAGAGTCGTATATAATACGGCTCTCCTTTCTTAATAGGATGGTAAGTTCATGTCAAGAAAATACACTCATGAAGAATTTGTTTCAGAAGTTTCTAAAAAGCATTCGCACATCAAAGTAATTGGTAGATATAAAGGCAAGAGAAGCAAAATAAAACTTCATTGCGATATTCACGATTATGATTTTGAAATAAACGCCGACTCGGTGTTAAAGTCTGTACATGGATGTAAATATTGCGCTATAGATTATGTATCTAATTGTGTTAAAAAGACAAATGAAAAGTTTTTAGAAAAAGTCAGCAATAATTTAAATGATAATGTCGTTATATTGGGCGATTATACTGGCTCTCATTCAAAAATAAAATGCAAATGCAAAAATTGTGGGAACATTTGGTATGCTTTCCCAGACGCTCTATATCATGGTAACGGTTGTAAAAAATGTGCAATGAAATATGTCCAAAATTATAGGATAAAATCTCATGAACAATTTTTAAGAGAATTTAAAGAACGTAACGTTAATTATAGAGTGATTGAAATACTAAGCACTTATGTTAAAGATGATAAACCGATTATGTGTAAATGTAAAGTCTGTGGACACGTATGGTCTCCAAATGCACATAGTTTGATTGAGAAACGTAGTCCTTCCGGATGCCCTTTATGTAATACGTCGAAGGGCGAAAGAAAGATAATAAATTATCTTGAAGATAATAATGTTCGTTTTGAGTGGCAAAAATCATATGTCGATTTAGTTGGGCTTGGTGGAGGATTACTTTCTTACGATTTCTATATTCCAGAAAGAAATTTATTGATTGAGTATCAAGGAGAATTTCATGATGGTTCTGTTCCACATCAATCTTCTGCACAATTAAAATATCAAAAAGGACATGATAAACGAAAACGTAAATATGCTGAATCACACAGTATAGAACTTCTTGAAATATGGTATAGCGATTTTAATAACATAGAACAAATTCTTAAAGAAATACTCGCAGCTTAAAAAAATAAGGAGACAAATATGGAAAACAATAAATACTTTTATTGTTACTCTCTAAGACTATTCCATTATTTGTGCGCTTTTAACGAAAGGTGTTCTGATTCTGAAATCAATAAGAATACAAAAAACCGTTATTGGGTTTTCAAGAAATCAGATCGTTTAGATAAACTTATTACCCAATACAACAAAACAAAACATATGATATAAATAGTTGAAAACACATTTGAAAAATAGTTGAAATGAGGTATTCAGTATGGGAAAAACTGTAAATAGTAAAAACGAACAGCAGAGCGTGAAGGATGAACACGAAAATGACATTCCTACTCCTGTTGTTGAAGAAGAATATGTTCCTTTAAATCTTGAACAGCAGGTTACTGTGCGTAGTATCGCCGGTTGGACAACTGGCTTTTCACGCCTTATAACAGTAGGTGACGTATCTATTCCGCTTCGTGGCGCAATCAGGCTTTCACGAAATGAGATTATTTCACAAGTTCATGCCGGAAATGCTTTACTTGCCGGAGTTGACGGTAAAGGAAATCACGCAACTTTAATCATTGAAGATGATGCGACGCTTAAAGAATTAGGTTTCGAGGAGGCTATTCAATTCAGTGATAAAGCTGTTAAAAAGGTATTTGGTATTAGCGATCAGAGTGCTTTTGAAGATAGCCTAAAAGAAACAATCGTCACTCGCGCCGAAAAGTATGCGCTTATGGTTTCAATTGTTAAGCAGAAACTAAATGACTATAGCAAAATTCGTTTCTGTGAAGAATATACTGGCTATAAATTACAGAATGTAGCAAAGGACGAAAAGAATTCTCTATAAGAGGATAATCAAATGGGAACAGGTGCAAACGAAGTTTTTGACAGTTTTGACAGTTCTTTTCGTGATAAAGAAGTAATTCCAGATGGTTTAAAAAAAGTATGGCTTAAAAAGGCAATTGCACGATATTCTATTGAATTATCTCCTATTGAGTTTGACGAAGAAACAATGTCTTTTGCAGAGCAAATAGATCGTATTATCGTTGATACTCTTGCCGCATATATGAAACAATACTATCAGGAAAGAGAAGTATCAAAAGTAAACAAACGCGTATCCATTGTCGGAAA